GGAGCGGGAGAGGATGCAGGAAAGGCTCGACCAAGGAATGACTGACCAATGATATGATGCTCTCGAGCCTCCTCGGAGGAAATCCAGCCTCGTTCTACCATCAGCTCCAGAATATCGGCTTCCAAAGATGGTAGATGAGCCAGTGAGGGCACTGCTGACAGTAGGATTCGGGTTATCCACGGTGTGTCTTTGGGCTGCTGAGCAAACCGAGCCATGCTCACTGCGGTTCGAGGTAGAGGAGCCATCTCAGCCCCTCGGAATACCATACCAGCACCAGGAGCCTCCACATAAGGATAGTAGTATTTCTTATAGGCCCAGAATAGAGGGGTCAGACCAGACATAAGCCCTGCTATTGACAGAAGCCTCCTCTTCCAATCTGGGTTGAGTGAGTCAAAGCTCTCAAGTCCCTCAATGCGAGCCCTGTTGGATGCCGTAGTCTGTGCCCACAGAGCACTCAGAGGAGCCACAGCCATAACAGATTCCTGACGAGCTGCAATATCTTCAGGGGTCATACTGGCTTCCAGAGCGAAATCTCGTAGCTCGTCCTCAGTTATCCAATCCTTTGGCTTGTGCATAGCAGGGGTAGCCAGAGCCTTGAGAATCTCAGCTGTGGTCATACCCTCCATACCGACTGGTCTGGGTCTAACCCTCTCCTCTCGTTCCCTGAATACCTCCATAACTTCCTCAGGAGGAGCAGCCAGAAAGCGTTTCATCTGCTCCAGAGCCTGAGCAACCTGAGCCATGTCATCCTCTGTTATGGCATCAGGAGGCGGGAACTTAGCCATAAAAGTAGCCAGGTCACTTATCTCTCCCTGCTGAACCCAGTAAGGTAAAGCGTTATAGGCCAGACCTAACCATTCTGTCCGCTCTGCACCTCTAGCTACTTGAGCCTGCTGAGTAGCCAATTCGTTTAATCTCGTATTTTGAGCAGCAACCTCACCCAGAGTAGGAAAGCCAGGCGCAAACCGTGCAATTCCTTTCAGAGCCCAGATGCCTACACCACCAGGCGCAGCTCGCCAGTTACTCAAGCCCTGCCAGAGTTCATCCATCTCAGCCTGTAACTCGTTGTTCTGAGCCATAAGCGCATCCCACTGCTCTTGGGTTGTGGCTTGCTGACCCTCCAACCAGCGTTGGAACTCAGGAGGTAGCTCAGGAGGCCTCCCAGGGATAATGGGCTCAGGCTCCTCGGGCTCCCCAAAAGGAATCATCTGGCGGCTGGGCTCCCATTTCTCTAAGGGTTCTCCTGGTGCTCTGGGAGTGGGTGCTACTGGAGCCACACCCTCGGGCAGAATAGTGCGGAGATAGGTCTGAGTCTCCTCAGGGAGATACTCCTCTCTCATCTCCCCATACTTCTCTAGCATCCTATTGAGTCTCCCTGGCCCCCAGTTATAAGCAACCAGAGCCTGTCTAATATCCCCACCATACCTTTCCAGGTTCCTCTGCATGGTCTCAGCAGCAGCAGGGAGAGCCTCATGGGGATTCCACCAGTTCACATCGGGATAGAACTGAGGCATGAGTTGGGCTATCCCAGATGCACCTGAGCGAGGGTTCTGAGCTTGAGGGTTAAACCTGGATTCTTGATATATCTGACGAGAGAACCAATCTCCAAACCCATACTGAGCACCTACGGTTTGGGTTAGCTCCATCCATCTCTTATTCTCTTCTGGAACTTCAAAGCCATCAGGCATTATCTTCCATTATCTTCCTCCCTTTGGATCTCAACAATCAATACAACCAATCTTCTAGGGCGCAGCCAAATCCCTTTAGAGGCATCGGTGCCTGTGAGCTTCCTCATGGGAACATCAGTTGCGACATACTCACTGTCATCCCCAGGCCAGATATATACTGAGCCATCTGTAAAGGTGCTTATCATCTTCCCTCCGTCTCAGGCATTAACTGTTCAGGCGGAATTGCTGAAGGGGATGGGGAGGCAGGTCGCTCTGGACGGGGCGTGCCAGCCTGAGGAGGGGTTTGCTGGCCTAGCTGAGCTGAACAGCTACTGGGTGCATCATAGCCAGATCCTTCATAATCCGAGCCTGCTCCTCGATTGGGTTCTTAACGCCAAGCACCTTGTCCTGGACGGTAGTCTGAGACATCACAGGTGTGCCAGCAGGGAGGAGCTGGCGGGCTACGGCAGCTCGCTGGATGAGGTCTGAAGGGATGGCTAGTTCATACTGAGCCTCAATTCTGCGACCAACAGGGTAGTTGACTGGAATCTGGAATCCTCCAGCCAAATTCTGACTAGCAAAGTCTAACCAGACGTTATCAACCTCTGATACGACAAACATGATTGCTTCGTGGTAAGGAGCCAGAACCCCAGTTCCTGCTGCTACGATCTGAGCATTGAGATAGCCACTGATCTCTCTTTCCACATTCCCATACATGGCCCAGGAGAAGGAGCCTCGCTGGATCTGATTCTGCATATTGAATAGCAGTGCCTGAAGCTCAACTGGGATCGGTGGAACCTCTACTGGCCCCACATCCTCGTCAAGCCCCATACGAAGGATTACTCCTCGTCTGTTCATAGCTTCAGGGTCATCCACAGGAATGATTGGCTCACCTTTGGTTCTCTCCTTCCAACGAGGAGTGGCAGTATCACGGGTAAGCTGCAACCCATAAGTAGTTAACCTGTTGAAAGCCTTATAGACCTCTTTATTGGATGCCAGGATTCCTTCTCCAAGGTGGGCTTTCCAATCTTCTGGGTTGAGAGAAATAGAGCCTCGATCAGGGATTCCTGCCACTGGAGCCACCAGAACAGGAATTCTAGGCACTTCAAGAGGAGTAAGGGGCTTAACCAGATCTACGCCCATTACTACCGCATTGGCTGGCCCATCACTGGTCATCTCCCAGTAATCCGTGACTTTGATGTTGCCAATCTTGAGGGTAGGTGGTTTCCAATCGTTAGCTCTGCACATGGCCTGAGCCTGAGACGCAGAACGCTCATAGATATGAGCACATTTGATAAGCCCGTCATCCCCATACTCGGGGAAAACCTCGGCTGGGTTCCAGACATCCGTGACCAGCTCTCCTGTGTCTATGTTATACAGGGCAGTAGCTGCATACCAGCCAGTGATGAGGAGAAAAGATACCAACTCTTTGATCCAAGGGGATCTGCCCCTGAGCCTATACTTGCGGTTGATGTCTTTCCAGGTGTAGTCAAGGAACCGTTCCACTTCAGTAGTGGCTATAATCTCAACGTCTGTGAGGCCTTCAAGAGGCACCCGATGAGTAATGGCAGTGGATGTGAGAAGTTGCAGAGCTCGCTGATAGAAAGTGCGAGGATCATTTCCTACAAAGCTCTCCATCCCCTTCTGTCTCAGCTCATCAACCATCGTGATGAGCCTGTAGTGTTCTCTGAACTCTCGTTCCCTCGGAGTCCAGTATGTCTTCAACTTTGCTGCTGACGCAGAAATCTCATTTGCCTTCATAACTTACCTCCGTCTCTCTTAAACCCAATTTTCCCCTCCCCCCATTCCCCTTGGTTACATAGGGCTAGCCGTAGTTGGCTCACACGGAATCATTGACATCACCTCCTCTCACCATCTCCAACCGGGCGCATAACCAACAATCCCCCTCTTTATCTTAGGGACTGTATCAATCGCTGCCAACGCTATGACCGCACTCATTATTATATCATCCAGGCCAGTAGAAATCACCTTGAGAGGCAGCCTACCCCAGGATCTCCTACTGCCCATGTCCTTGGGATCAACAAACCTCATATTCCTGGCTTGCTGGATCAGCTCTATATCATGTGTATCTATATTATACAACATATCTCTAAAGAGTGCAATAGCAAAGCTCTTACTCTGTTCAGTAGTCCTCCAACCAGGTGTGGTCGTCTCTTGTCCAGTAGCCAGATTAACCTGATAGTAGATGCGTTTGTAAGGAGTGATGGCGTTAAGCACAGCCAGCCCTGGCCCATTCGACTCCACAACTAAAGTAGCTTTGTTGTAGTATTCACCCAGCTCCATAATCCTGGCTCCGAAAGATATTGGGTCTAACAAACCTGTGAAGGTAGCACAATGAGATGGGAAATCACCCACTCGCCATACCGTTGCCGCAGCAGGATCTCTAACACCTTCACTTGGGTCGCATCCAACAACGTAAGTTTCCCCCTTTTCAGGCTGAACCCAAACCCTGGCACCTTGGTAGGAGAAGGGAGCAGAATGACACCCGTGAGCCAAACTGGCAAGTCGCTCAAGATCGAAGACAGCTTTGGCAGTAGTATAGAAACAGGTGACTGGGTCTTCGGGATATTCTTGCCAGAACTCTGACTTGCGTTCACTTATCTTCCTCCTTCTCCACCGGATTTGGTCGGTGGTCTCCAAAGCCTTGTCGCTTCCCATCGGAAACGCATAATCTCCCCCCAGCCACCAGGGGTAGAAATGGGGTGTGTAGACTGACTTCTTGTCTCTAGCAGCCTTCCAATACTCATGGAAGAGATTACCCTCACCCCAAGGGGTTGATTCTAATACCAACCAGCCAGTTACAGGCACAGACTCCTCAACAGCATCCAGGATCTTCTTCGGATCAGGCCATCTTGATACCTCCGAACCAAGAAAGTTATGAATTGTGTCGCCTCGCTCCTCAATGGGAGCCTGGGCTGAGCCTATATAGAACACTGAGTTAATCTCAGGCCAGGTCAGCAAGTGGCCTGCCTTATGGTGCAACTGAGGTTTGACTGGGATGCCACCCACTGTGTCAGGGATGCTATCAAAGTAGGCTCTAGCTTTAGCTAGAAATCTAGCTGACATAAAATCCTTATGGCTGATAACCACTGAGACAGTTCCAGGTATGGTCAGACAATCCTTCAAGAATGATGCCATGATGAAGGATGTGAACCCCAGCTGCCTAGCCTTACAGATAATATCCCGN